TAGGTGGTTCAATTCCGTTTGTTGCGTTCGACACAACGGAACTGCTCTCCGATGGCATTTGTGCGGACAAAGTTGAGTGCCTGAGGCCGTGTTGTTTAATATCGTGTCGTAAACTGTCCCAATCATGATTTAATTTCCCGCCGCCGGCAACAGTGTCTACATCCTTTTTATAAGTGTCAATAGGAAGGATACCGTCTGCGTATTTAGTACGTCCAAAGTACTTACAGGCGCCTTTTTCTTTTGCTAGGCCGTTACTTGCTTTCAATAGATAATACTGGAAACTTTCAGTTAGATCGTGGACAAGTTTCCAGGCTTCTGGGTCACTGTACTTAACGTGATGTTTAGCTAGGTAATGTGCTAACCCAATGTAGCCAATACCTAATGAGCGTCGGGCTTTGGTAGAAATTTCTGCCGCCTTGACTGGATAACCCTGATAATCAATGATCTCCTCAAGAGCCCTAACGGCCAAGTCACAAAGTTCTTCTAGTTCAGTGTGTTCTTTATTAAGTGTTAGTCCACCTACGTTGATAGCACTTAAAATACACAAAGCAATTTCACCGTTTTCATCATCGATATGCTGAATAGGTTTTGTTGGCAATGTGATTTCTTGGCACAAGTTACTCATGTAAACAGGATCTTTAAATGAACTGTGGCTGTTACAATGATCCACATTCATAATATAGATACGTCCTGTCTCTGCTCTTTCTTTAAGTAGGGCAGAAAACAATTCCTGTGCTCCAATTTTCTTTTTTCTAATAGATGTTTTACGTTCAGCCGCTTCATAAACTTCTTTGAACTTATCGTTGTCGCCTGAGTAAAACGCATCATAAACCTCTGGAACTTCATGTGGCGAGAATAAAGTAATATCGCCTCCAGAAAGTAAACGTTCGTACATTAATTTGTTAAGCTGAATTGAGTAGTCTAGTTTACGTACACGATTGTCTTCTGTACCCTTGTTGTTTTTCAACACAAGAATGTCTTCAATTTCAAAATGCCATAATGGGAAATGTGTAGTAGCACTGCCGCCACGTACACCATTTTGTGTACAACTTCTTACAGTTGCTTCGTAAACTTTTAGGAACGGAACTACACCTGTGTGTGCTACTTCTCCGCCTCTGATTTTAGAATTGATCGCTCGTACTCGTCCCGCATTGATTCCAATTCCTGCCCTTTGAGCAATGTAATAACCGATTGCGCTATTAGAGCTAAAGATACTAGGAAGAGTGTCATCCACATCAACAAGAACACAACTGGCAAACTGACGAATAGGAGTACGCACTCCAGCCATGACAGGTGTTGGAATGTTGACTTTAAAAAGTGAGGTCGCGTCATAATATTTTTTCACGTATGTTAAACGTGTCTCCTTTGGATATTCGGCAAACAATGTTGCCGCAATCATCATATACATGAACTGAGGAGTTTCATACATGGCGCCGTTTGAGCGATCCTGACACAAATATTTGTCTACAACTTGACGTAGACCAGCGTAGGTAAAATCTTCATTTCGATCATGCTTGATGTAAGTGTTTAGTTTTTTAAGTTCAGTCTCTGTATACTTTTCTTTGATCGCAGGATCGTACACACCACGACTGATATTAGTGTCAATAATCTCAGAAAGAGTTAGATGGTCATAACGTCCATAAACTTGTTTATGTAATCCGTACAACAACAAACGTGCCGCGGCATATTGGTAGTTAGGATTCTCCAGTGAAATCAAATCGTTGGCAGAACGAATGAGAACATTCTGAATTTCGTCTGTACTCATGCCGTCATAAAATTGTAAGTCCGCATTCATTTCGATTTGTGAAGCACTAACGCCTGCGAGTCCATCGCAAGCCTGTTCAACCACAAAATGAATTTTGTCTAGGTCTAGTTTTTCTTTCCTGCCATCACGCTTTGTGATTAGGATTTCGCTGGCTTTATTCATCTTACCTCTTCCTTTAAAATATGTGTGTTCAGTGAAGTATTTAAATTTTTAGAAAAAAAATTATGCTACTTCTGACTTCGTTTCGTTTGTCCAAAGCAACACTGCTGTAGACGGCATTTTTTCTATATCAACAACTTCGCCGTGATAGTAATTTAGTACATGTTTCTTGTCAATAACACTCATGAACCTCGGTTCTTCTTTTGGTGCTATAGACGTATATATTTCAGTTGTCACTCCATTAAAGCGAGCTGTTAATTGAAAAGTATAACATATTCCTAAACAAATAGCAAGAAGATCATACCGGTTATTGATTACCAATTCCCAAGGGTCAGGCCAACTGCCTGGATTATAAGTATCAAGCACCTTTGTATTGTAGGGGGTCTTAGACCAGAATCTTGCTACATCCTGGTATGGTTTCGTTGATGTTTCAAGACTTTCACGAAAGTCTCGCCACGCTTGTAATCTATCTTCGTTTCTTAAATCAAACACCGTAACTAACAAAATAAGAAATGGTATCAGGATTAACGCCCGCATCAGGGTTAACATAATCTAATACCATTGTTTCACTTCCTGCTGTTGAGTCGCTCCTATCAACCAATCTTACAGTAAACTCTAATGATTCAACATTAGCATCACCGTTGTTAGTTGTTGTATATCTATCTGTAATTGTTGGATTTTGTAGATTATCACCGATAGTAATAGTAATCTGTCCGTGTCTTGTGCTTCCGTTGTAAAAATCAACAATGTAATCTATTACAGTTTTTCTATTCAATGCTGAAAACATTGCTAATGGTGTTGCGGCAAAGTTAACAAAAAGATTTTGTTTAATCTGATCGTCTGTTGTTACTAACGCACCGTTTAGAACTTCTGGATAGTGTACTCTTTCATCATCAGTTAAGATTTGTGTATAGGCTATTCTTTGTCTATCAAAACTGCTTTCTTTTACTACGTTATTACCATACTCTCCAAAGATAATAATGCTTCTCTCAGGTGAGTCAACTTCGTTAACATCATTACCGCACTTAATGAATGTGTTCTTGTGGAATTGGAAACCTGTTCCAAAGTCTGCTTGTAGAACTGCTCCAACTACTTCTTGGAAAGTATTGTGGTCAATCCTCCAACTACATGTTTGACCTTGTACACCATTAACTTCTATAGCATAATAAAGATTATGGAATTCACTGTCCTTGATTTCAATGTCACATTCTAGTGGATCTGTTTGTGTGAAGTTAAATGCTCTATATGATTTTTGGAAGCGGCAATCTGTAAACTGTACACGTTTGATAACTGCTCCGATATTGTTTGTATTGCTCATGAAAACCATAGCATCAGTTACAGGAGCATTTGCTACATCTGTTGTTGTGCTGTGCGGGCCTTCAAATGTTACACGGTTAAACTTGCTGTCTCTTAAACCTGATAGATTAAAATGTCCATTTGTAAATCTAAATGTCATTCTATCTACAATAATATTCTGTGGCATTGTTTCATACTGCCAAGTTGCTTCTGTTAAACTAGCATCGCTAGATCCAACTTTAATACTAGAGCTACCAACAATAAGAACTGTACCTACCTGTGACTCTCCTTCGAGCAAAGAAAAACTAGGAATAGTAAGTGTGCTGGCGATTAGGTAGTGTCCTGTTGGAATATATAACTGCTTTCTAAATTCTGCGTTTGAGTTACGAAACAATTGATCAAGAGCATCTTGAAATGCTTGTGTATCGTCGGCAATACCATCACCAACAGCACCAAAGTCTTTAACATTTACGCGGTCGTCTAGTTTAGATTGTAGTGTTCTAAATACAGATTTAGTAATACTCGAATCGTTTCTAGCAAAACGATAACTTTCAATAAGGTCTAGTAGGTTATCGTGTTCGGTTAATACCTTACTGTTTCCTACAGCAGGTGCGCCTTCGGCAACACTGCCATTACCTATGTAAAGTTCTTGTGAGTCTACTGCCCAGGCTAGTTCGCCACTTGACAGTTGTGGTACGCCGGCTTCGCCTTGTTTGCGACCCCTACGGACCTGTATTTTTGAGATTTGCACTACCGCCACGTTATTACTCCTAATCGATTATATTACTATTTAGCTGGAGCAATGTTATAACTTATAGTATTCTTCAAGTTTAGACAGCCACATATCTTCATATTTGTTCCAGTTATCTGGAGTAAGATCGAACTGCTGATATTCACACGCTCTACTACACATAAAAATATGTCCTTCGCGGATTTCGGTACCATATACTTCGTTATGAGCCAACGCATAAGCCATAAGTTGTAGATAATAATCTTCAACCCATTCCTCTTTCTTAGGCTTGTTTGTTTGCTTGTAATCCATAATTGACGGCTTACCTTTGTATGTACCTACAAGATCTGTTGTTCCTGAATACAAGCCTGGGTAGTATAAACTTTGTTCCATACTCCAGATCTCATCAACATCGCACAGAGCGTTTTCGATAATCACTGTTGCCATTTTGTTTGCTTGAACATGTACAGGATTGTTACCAGGCTGTCTTTGTTCGCCTACAACAAAACGTTCTAGGTTAGCGTGCATTGCTGTACCGATGCCTGCGGCTTCTGTAGTAATGCGTTTGGCATTTTCTTCGCCTACACGTTTCTTCCACTCGTTCAAATGTGTCATATCTTTTGTTGAGCTAAGAATAGTTGTAACTGATGGAGTTTTCTCTCCGTCTGGTGTTAAGTAAACCCGCTTACGAGTAACAGGATCATTGATTTGTTTACATTCGTGATATTTGATTTTTTCCACAAACGGTGGTGGAGTTAATAGTATTTCATTCATTATAATTTTCCAAACGACTGTGCGTAAATTCACAGCATCTTAATAGTATATACTAATTTATTGGAAGTGTCAAGAAGAAATATTGTTCATGGCTGCCGAAGAGGCAGTTTTATTAACATTGTCTTGGCTGTCTGGTGCTTCTTTACCGTCCTTTCTAGACTGTGAAACACCCGGAACATCTAAATTGATTCCGTCGCCATTATAATCGTGTACAAGAGGAGCAAATAGTTTTTCATGCTTTTGATAGATCATGTCAAAAACATCGTAATCTATTTTCATATCAGGAATAAGCTCGTCAATTGCTCCCCAATTAAATTTTGCTGGCTGGCCTTTGCTTTCAGCTCTTCCTTTTAATGTGAGAAGTTCTTGGTGTAAATTCATTGCTATCATTGATGTGTCGAATTCGTATAATCTCATTTTACACCTAATTGTTTTTTCATGTTTTGTACTTGAGATTCAAGATCTTTAACCATTTGTGCGTAAGTCGCATCTTTTACTTGATTCTCAGCATCTTGTTGTGCTAATGCTTGTTGTGCTACATCGGCAGTACTTGGTTCAGTTCTACCACCTAAATTTAATTTGCCCGAAACTCTCTTTTTAACAGCTTGTTTAGCCATTTGTCCAAGTTTAGATGAAGCCTGTTGTCCTACTTGCTTTGTGGCACCGCCAATAGTCTTTGCGGCTGTGCCAACTGCCTGTCCCACTTTGCTTGCCACATTACCTACAGCACGGCCTGCGGCCATTGCTCCACGTCCAAGCATTGCGCCTGCTCTGGCGGCTCCCATAGCAATAGCGGGTAAAATCTCATCCAACTGTTCTTCAGTTAAGTTTGGGTGTTGTCTTCTTAACTCTTCTCTAAGTTGGTTGAGTTCTTCTTTTGAGTAATGGAACTCGTATAAACGCATTTAGCCTGCCAATGTTCTTAATAGTTGATTAGAACGATCAATGCTTTCGCGTTGTGCTCTACCTGCTTCTTCTGGACCACCAGTTGCTGGTTCAGCAGTTGCGAAATCATCTTCATCTGGCTCTTCTGTATCAAGCTCAGGGTCAGCATTCATAGCGTCATCGCCTGCTGGTTCTGGCATGTCTGGAGTTTCGCCTTCTGGCTCAGCACCAAGCATGTCGGTCGGTGACTCTTCACCTGTTAGTGTTCTTACACCACTTGCTAGTGTTTCACGTGCTTGCTTTAGATTTTCCAATGCGCTTTGAATTGCTGGAGCAACAGTTTCAACAAATTGCTTGCTCTGCTCTAAGCCCATTTCATCTCTAATACTATCACTTAGGTCTAGTAGTTGGTCATTTTCCATTGATGCTAGATCTTCAATCCAACGGCTAACTTTGTCAACCATTGTTTTTGCGGCAACAATCGCACTAGCTTGATCCGTTGCGCTTTCGTTTACTTGGGGTTCCATTTCTTCTCCTTGGGTGTTTGATTCCATAACGTCTGGAATGCCGTTGCCGTTCTTGTCAACCCACCATGACCCTTTTTCGTCATGTGAATCATGCGGGCAATCGCATCCAGGTTTACAGTTGTGCATTTGGCATCCACAATCTTTACAATGATACTGTTCGTATCCTGCCATGTGTCCTTCTTGGATGGACGTTTCTCTTGAAGTAAGTTCAGCATTTACAGCATCGAGAATAAATTTTGCTTTTGAATATGCTTCGTTTTCGATAGTTTCATTAAAACTAGCACTTTGCTTAAAATTAAAAATTTGTGTTCTAATCTTATTGCGCATATCTTCCAGCGCAACACTATCGTATTGTTCTAAATTCAACTTTGTGCCGAATACTTTTTCGACAGTTTCGTTCAATTTCTTCGAATCCGGTCTAGTAAAAATATCTGTTGTTTTCATGACTCTCCACCCAAGTAATTTATATTGTATTTAGTACTTATACTGTCAAACGTAATGCTCGAAATTTAAGATTTTCATGCCTGTCCTTAGCAAAAAGCAATCTAGCCATGTATAAGTCTATCTTAAACTGATCGTTTTGATCTTTGGCTCTTTTTACTTTGTCCTTAAAAATTTGGTAATCTGCTAGAGCCATTCCAAATCTTTGATCTGCGCTATAAATTTGTTGTATTCTAGTATGCGATTTATATAGTGCTAATAAGTTAGCCATTTTGATAGCACACTTGTTTAGATAAACACCTTGGTAAAGAAGCAGTTCTTTCCTATACAAATCTTTTTGGGTTCCGTTTGGAACTATAAGAATATCACCTACAAGGATACCTTTTTCGGTTTTGCTTGGAGCAACGAATTCTTGTTTAGCAAGATCACGATTAACCTTACTAATTACACCATCTAATTTATGTTGAATATCAGTCATTAAAAAAGGCCCTTAGGCCAGTATTTAATGTAATAGTTTTCTGGGGGGCTACATCTTGAGTAAAATTGTAACTACTACGGTAAGAACTGATGCGATGATAGTACCAGTGGTACCAATGATAACTTTGGTTAAGCCCTTTTGACCGTGAACAATATCTTTATGAACGTCTTCTACTTTTTCTTCTAGTAAAGTCATGCGACGATCTAACTGCTCATAGCGCAATGCGCACAAGTCAACGTGTGCTTCTAAACTTTCTTTTTCTAAATTTGTTGTTGGGCTAGTAGCCATTTAATATCTCCGTTAATCTCGCTCCGAGATAGCGTTAAAGTAAACTCTTAGTTGGCCTTTATGAAGTTGTTAAATGGTGCCTTTATTTATTATTGCTTGTATTTATCATCGGGCCCCATCAAACAGTACTTTAGTATTAATTTTTGAGCCTGTTGTTTTAAACACTGCTGGATCTTTCTCAGCACTAGTATTTAGTCCAGACACGTATGGAACGCCGTCTATATCATCAACTAACAGTCCTACTGGATCGTTGTTCTTTAAGAACTGATCTTCTCTATCTGTATTAAATTCATATACCCACCAGTTGTTGTCAACATAAGGATCACGGTCATCAATAATGATGGCACGTAATTCAATAGCCTGACGAAGGCTATTAAAATTAGCTTGTTGCCCTTGTTTGACTACATCTGGGTCGTCTCTCAAAGGTCTGCTTCTGGTAATATCAACTTGAGTAAGAATCTTGTATTTCATAATCTGCTATTATTTAAGCAGATAAAAAAAGAGCGGAAAATTTCTTCTCCGCTCTTTAGTGTGACGCCTTCCGTTGTCACGGTCCCTAAGGTAGTTGGGATTCTATTATGCTAAGTCGTCACCAGTTAGTGTCAACTCAGTAACAGTTGCTGAAGTATCAGCGGCAATTGCATCTTTGATTGCAGCTTCCATTGAGCTGTAGTCAGATGCTGTGCCGTCGTTAGCTGTGTCTGAAGCAATAACTAGTGTAACTTCAGTTGCTGAAGGAACACCTACAATGTAAACTTCTGCGAAGCCTTGAACTGCGTTAACTGCTTTAGCCAAAAGTGACTGTGAGTCAGTGTAAGCGCCAGTACCTGCTAGTACGCCTTTAGTGAAGTCTACTGGGTTTGAGCTGTGAACAGCTGCAACTTCAATGAACTGAAGTGAACGTGTACCAAGTTGTGAACCTGCTACGATTTTTTGATAGTTTGGTGAAACTACTCCGAAAGTATTAGCCATGATATTTTCTCCTTAATCATTTACCCCTCTCCAGGGCTGGTTAAATTCTAAGATCACCATGATTCTTAGTACATGTATTTATCATTTTGGAGAAAAACTAGGTGTAACCGACGGTTTTTAATGAATTTAGTTGGGAGTCCAACGGTCTCTTGGTACTAGTTTAACTTTATCACCAGTCTTAACATAACCTTCGCCGCCTGGAACATCACCTGTAGATGCTGTAATATCTCCTTCGGCTTGATCAAGTTCTCTAATGATTTCGTCTTTGGCTTTCATAATTTCTCGTACTAGGAAAAACATACTTGCCATAGCACCTTCGTATTGATTACTAAGATCTTTAATACGCTGTTGTTGTCCTGCTGACACTGTGCTAGTTGCTAACCAATCAAAGAAGTTTTTAGGATCTAGTTGATCTAACTGTTTTGCTTTGCTTTTTGTGTTAACAAATTTATATACGATTTCTGCCAGCCCAGACAAGCCTTTAACAGGTGTGAGTAGATTTGATATTTGTTTACTTGATTTGTTTGCTTCACTTTCGATAGCACTTAAATTTTCTGCTCCTACTGCTGGTTTATGCGTAACGTATGTTTGTCCCACAACAACTAAATCGGAGTTTCCTGAAAGTGATTCTACATCTTTAATCGGCTGTCCTACTGTACTGCCTAGCCCGTCGTAGACTGCGTGTACTGCTACACCAACTTTACTTGCCGCTATACGGTTTCCAATGTCACTATTTTTTTTAACAGAATATGTAACTTTGTTAGGTGTAAATTTAATTACATTCTCATCTGCGGTGAATGGCTTATCGGAATAGTACAACAGATCTCCAAAAACAAATCCTTTAAAATTTTCTGGTGTTGCTTTTTCTAATATGGGCCAAAGACCTGACATACCATCGGCAAAGTTTTGTCGTTCTTGTTCTTTGCCAGGTTCTATCTTACCAGTGTTCATAATAAATGTGTCAACATCTTGTGGATTAGATAGCACTGTAGGAACACCAGGAGATACTTCAGACTTGCCACGCTTGATATATTCCCAAGCATTCTTAGGAAACATACGAAATTGGCCGTTGTCATCTCTACCCCAGTAAACTGTAGGACTGCCATCCCATTTAACAGCAACATCTTTAGCACCCGATGCTAGACTTCTAAGAACATCAATGGCTTTGAATACCCCACCATCCTCAGTGAACACTAGGTCTTCTAGGTGATTAAATTCTCTGCCAACTTTTTTGGCTTCTGTTAAAAATTCAAATGCTCTCATTTTACAATATCTATAATTGATCTCATCCAGCCAATACTTCCTGGTTTGTAACTTTCAAATGCTTCCTTCTGTGGAAGTTCAATATCATATTTACTTAAGGTTTCTCTTGCCGCGGAAATTAGCTCTTCGTAGTTAGGAAGTTTCTTGATGTATTCGAGAATACTGTCAACACTTCTAATATCTTTTTCTGTAGCAGTTTGACCTAATAATTCTTTAGCAATAGTATTCCAATCGTCTGAAATAACTTCATTGCTATCAGGATCTAACAAACCGCTTTTTGGTGAATACTTTAAGTTCTTTGCTCGAGCAATGCTTGAAAGAACAATATGTCTATGCTCTCCTCTGTACTTGCCAGACCCGCCTATCATTGATCCTTGTTGAAATTTAGGATTAGTAGTAAACATGAAGTCTGATTGTACAAAACCGTTTGACTCATCGCCGTTGATAGGAGTTTTTAAATGTACGTTGTCGCCTGACTTTCTAACATTCTCTTTACCAAACTGTGATACCATTTTTTGAAAGAACTCTTCTTTGTCCATCTCATTAGCATCAACTGAAAGATCTAAATCCCCTGAGCTGTTTAATTCAAATGTACCGTCTGGATCTTCTTTACGTCCAGTAGTACCTAACCATTTAACAGGTTTATTATCTTCACCCTTTTCTGCTGTAAAGTCTAATCCTGTAATTTTTTCAATATAAGCAATAGTAGGTTCAACATCAGCAGTAGCAATACGCTGTGTGAGAGGTTTCTTATCTTTATCTTTAAAGACGTTTCCGCCTTCGCTTAAATTAGTTTTCATTCTTTTTAGCCTTGCGCTTTGATTCTGTAATTTTTCTAATGCCTCTTTCAAATTTAGCAGGGTCTTTACCCTTGATGGCATTAATCAATCTACGTTCTAATTCATCTGCTGTTTCAGCATCGTAATGTTTGGCCATTGATTCGATAAGATTGATAGCACTATTAATGACATTGGTTGCTCTACTCTCAATAAGAGCTTCGGCATTTCTATGCTCAGCAATAGCATTAAGTTCTTGTAATATCGATCTTGTTTTTATCTTCATGGTTCTAAACACCTTTTTTGTATTTAACCTTTTGCACAGATTACATTATATTACATTTAAATGAAAAACACAATAGTTTTCTTTTCATTTTACAGTCATGCTAAAAAAGCATAACAGTTTTGCGTAAAAAGTGGTTGAAAAAATGTAAGCATGGCTGTACTATAATGGTAAATACTGAGGCAATAAGAGCAATTCTTGTTGTCACACACTTAGACACATAGGACAGACTATGCGCATTATCCATGCGTTACAAGCGATTGCACCGCCGGGGAAGTTCCGGGGTATTGCTTTCCTCAAGCATCCATAACATTCAAGGAGAAAAATGATGAAAAGCATCATCGACGGCCTTGTGAGTATGTTTGGACGCAACTCCTCACGTTGGGAAAAAGACATGCTTACTTGGGCAAAAACTGAGTATAAGAATGATTGGCAGTTTGCCTATCATTATATGCTCAAGCACAAGGGCAGAGCCCCAACAATAGGAGTAAAACTGTAATGACACAAGCGATCTTGACAGCCGCACAATGGCTAAATTTCGATGGACTAGCGGACCTAATCCGCGATTGGAAACGCACAAGAGCCCGCAAGGCACTAGAGCGT